GCTGGTCCTGGGGTGCGTTTTGCACGCCGTGCTGCTTCAGGGCGAGATCCAACGGTGAGCTAAGCATGTAGTACCGGGGATGGAGTGCCTTCGGACGGGGGTTCAATTCCCCCCACCTCCACCAATGATTGCCACGGAGTGGCGCGAGAAGGGCCGGAATCACCTGGATTAGCAGGGGTTCCGGCCCTTTTTCGTTTCCGAACACGTTCGCCGGGGTCAGGTCATGAACGTATCAATCCGCGAGACCGTGGGGGTATATCTAGGGGTAGCTCGACCCGTCCCAGAACAGCTACCCCCAGATGCCACTGACTGATACCGCGATCCGCAAGACCAAGCCCACCGACAAGCCGCAGAAGATGTTCGATGGTGGCGGCCTGTACCTCCTACTCAATCCCAATGGCTCCCGCTGGTGGCGCTGGAAGCACCGCGTCGGCGGCAAGGAGAAGCTGCTCTCATTCGGGGTATACCCGGATGTGTCGCTGGCGCAGGCGCGTGAGAAGCGCGACGAGGCTCGCAAGCAGTTGGCCGCTGGCATCGACCCTGGAGCCAACCGGAAGGCAGTCGCCGCTGCGGCCAAGCCCACGGAGCGCGTGTTGGAGAGCTTCGAGGTGGTCGCGCGCGAATGGTTGGCTGGTCGCCCCTGGGTGGACAGCTACAAGAAGAAGGTCGTGGCCTGGTTCGTCAACGACGTGTTCCCGTGCATCGGCGCGCGGCCGCTGGCTGAGCTGGAGGCACCAGACTTCCTCGCCGTGGCCAGGCGGATGGAGGAGCGCGATGCCCGAGAATCGGCGCACCGGGTCATGCAGAACTGCGGCCAAGTCATGCGTTACGCCATAGCCACAGGCCGGGCCAGGCGAGATCCAGTCGCTGACCTTAAGGGCGCGCTGCTGCCGTCGGAAGAAAGGAACCATGCCGCAGTGACCGAGGCCCGAGCGCTGGGACCGCTGCTGCGCGCCATGCAAGACTACTCGGGCACCGTCCCCGTCCAGATTGCCCTGCGGTTGGCGCCGCTCGTGTTCGTCCGCCCGGTCGAGTTGAGGACCATGGAATGGACGGAACTGGACTTGGACGCGGGGACTTGGCTAATCCCAAAAGGAAAGATGAAGCGCCGGACGGAGCATTTGGTCCCGTTGGCGCGGCAAGCGGTCGAGCTATTGAGGGAGATCCATCCGCTGTCCGGGGATGGTCGGTTTGTTTTCCCGGGGCACCGCGACCGTAAGCGCCCGATGAGCGAAAACGCGGTGCTGGCGGCATTGCGCCGCATGGGGTTCACGAAGGATGAGGTGACAGGGCATGGCTTCCGCGCGACGGCGCGCACCATGTTGGACCAGGAGCGGGGCTTCCGGCCGGACATCATCGAGCACCAGCTGGCGCATCGGGTTAAAGACCCAAACGGCCGGGCCTACAACCGGACCACCCACCTGCCTGAGCGGATCAGAATGATGCAGGCCTGGGCTGATTACCTGGACGAGCTGAGGCTGGGCGCCGGAGGATAGCCGGATAGTCGCGAAACCTAAGCCGGGCGAACGCACTCGGCCACCACATGGCGCCGATCATGAATCGCCGTTGGTTTGCGGCCCTAAACAACCCACTCCGTTGTGCCTCGGCCGGTTGGAGATATTCTCTGACACCTCGTCCCGTAACCGAGCTTGGTGCCGGATGGCCCACATCTCGCACCCCCGCTTGCCTGCCTCGTAGCTGGTGCACTGACGAATAAGCAACGGTGAGTCGATACCAGGCTTCTGCACTTCCAGCCTGGCAACCCACCCGCCGCCCACCTTGTCCAGCAGGATGGCAACATGTTCCCCATCCAAGGACAGCGCGTCGGCCACGGTGCTGTACTGCTGCCGTTTTTCCCAGCGGAAGCCCTCTGGTAGCACCATGGCCGTCAAAAGAGCGGCAGCTGGTTGGGGTCCGGCAGGATGCGCTCGTTGCCCAGGCGGTAGCGGTCTTCGGCCCGGATATACCAGTCCTCGGTTGGCTCCAGCTCTTCGTCGTCGTCGCCGTACAGCGTCTGTGTCTCGATGAGGTAACCGGACCGGTCAGCGATGTCATACAGGTATTCCCACCAATCCAGCAGATACGTCGACGCGTTCTCGGCCCTGAGCAGCGCGAAGAAAGCAGCGTTCTCGCGCTCCATGTCCCGCCGAAAGTCACCAAACGTCCGCTCGACGGGGTCAAAGCGCTTCACCCAGCGCTCTAAACGATCGATCAGCGGCTGGTCGCGGACCATAGACACCACACGGGGTGACCGGGACGGGTCAGGCGGCGATACGGTGTTCATAGAACGGATGCTGCTTGTCGTCGAAGATGTCGTAGAGCGCATGCAGGTTGGTCGGGTCCGGGTTGAGCCAGGCGTCGATGTGCTCGGGCTTGATATTGATGATCGTCCGGTCGTGGCCGGCGGCGGCCACCTCGGGCTCCGGATCGTCGGTGACCGCAGCAAAGCTCAGCAGGTCCGGCTCCACGCCCTTGGGGTCGGTCCAGTGCGACCACAGGCAAGCGATCAGCATTCGCTCGCCGGTGCGCGGCACGAACTCTAGGATCTTGTTCTCGCCCTCTACTTCTACGTGCTCGTAGAAGCGATCGGCGACCATCAGGCCGTGCGTGTGGCCGAACTGCCCGCGCCAGAAGCCTTCCAGGTTGTCGCGCCGGGCGTTGTAGGTGCCGGGGTACTGCCGATCGTAGGCCGCGGGCTTGCCGTCGGGCCGGCACTGGTAGCGCATCGGCTTGACCACGCGCTGGCCACCCTCCCACACCATGACCGGGCAATAGACACCCGGATAGATCCGGCTGTCGTCGGGCTCCATGTCGGTGCGCTTGAGCGCGTCCAGGCGGCGGCGGGCGGCCTTGCCTTTGTTTGTGCCGATGCGCACGTCTTCCTGCGCCTTCTTCGTCGGCTTGGCTGCCAGGGAACGCTGCGCATCGGCCACGCGGCGCCGCAGGGCGAAAAGCTCCTCTTCTAGAGCCGACATCGTTGCCGCATCGGCCTCGAGCAAGTTCTCGCGTAGCTCAGGCGGCCCGATCTGCTGCAGCTCCCGAATCATGGCACGGGGCGCCTTGGCCAGGCTCTTGCGCAGCGGGTCCCTGCCCCTCTCCCACCAGAACGTTTTGACGTAGGTGTTGAGATCCATCACCGCGCCAAAGGCGCGCTGGAACTGCTTGAACTCGGCTTGGACCTGGGCGGAATAGCACATGGCGTCTTGGACCGGATAGGGCGCGACGGGGCCAGATTATCGCCACGACCGTCTCAGGACGTGAGACCGCCCCGCCCTAGCCTGCGCGCCCGATCAGGAGCCCAGACCCATGAACCGAGCCGAGCTGGAACAGCGCCTGGATGCCATCGCCGCCCGCGTGCCTGCGCTCCGCGACACGCACGTGGACAAGGGCGACCTGCTTGCCGAGCTGGCCGGCGAGCTCGATCTGGTGGAAGACGCTGCCTACGACGCCCAGGACGCGCTGTATGTCGCCAACCGCGTGGACCGCATCCTGTCCGCCGCCGGCTGCCTCGTGCTCTAAGCGCTGCGCACGATTGCTTGCCCGAGGGCGGTCAGCAACCCGCCCCGGACCAGGCCGGCATGCTCAAGCAGCGCGGCTTGAGTTAGGCTAAGTTTGACGGTGCCATGCGTAATCCCGGTCAGCGTGGCTTTCAGCAGCTCTCGTGCGACATCCATGTCAGTGCTCCGTGGCGATGTGTTCCTAGCGTGCCCGGTTCGCCGCAATCGGTCAGCACCACGGAGCCGCGGCGTGCTGTAGGAATTTTCTGAATCGGGCAGCTGGTACGACCGCACGGAGCCGATCCGCTACCAGACCGAGCCCGAAGACGTGGCCCACCTGGACGGCAGGCTCAACGCGATGTTGGAAGCCAACGAGCTGCTGCCGCCGGACGAGTAAATCTGCACTCGGCCCGCAGTTGCGACCGCTACTCAGACAGGAAGCCCTCGCGTTTCGTTGGTGAGGTAGGCCAGCAGATCCGCCGGCACCACATCGCCACCGACTGCGCAGCTACTCAGATCCGCGGTGCTGATGCTGCGCTGGCCGTAAACGTTACCGATAGCGAGCCGGGCACCGATGGCCAACGCTTTGACCACGTTAGTCAGCGCGACGGTGACAGTCCCCGCGATCGCAGTGCCATCCACCTGCAGCGCCGCCGTGGCGGCATCAAGGTCGACACTGAGCACGGCACGCTTGAATCCACTTCCGCTCAAACCCGGCACCGTCCAATCAACCTGAGCGGCGGTGCCGCCGAGATCCCTGGCGATGAAGCGCACGAGGTTGGCGCCGGCCAGAAATAGTGCCCACCCACCCACGTCGCTGCGCGTCGGATCACCCTCGCCAATCAACCCCTGTGCAGAGCCCGGCGTTCCGACCTGCCGCAGCACAAGGCCGACTGCCAACTTTCGTCCATGCGCCGCCGGCGGCGGGACGGTGACGGTGTACTGACAGATGACGTGAAGCGCCGGCGCAGCCTCGGTGTGATACCCCCCATCGTTGGCGACGAACAACGCGCCTTGGCCGTTTGCCCAAAGTCCTTCAATCGACTGCGAGCTCACCAGGCCTAGATAGGACGCCACCACGCCGTTGGTGATGGCGTCGCGCACCTCCACGTTGCCGTTCGTGCCGTTCGCGCCGTAGCTCGTGTAGAGGTACTTATTGAGGTCATCCCAGTGCAACTGATCCGCAGATGCTTGCACGGTGCACGTGTCGAGCGCAGCCCCGTCGACGCAAGAGCGCAGGTAGCAGGTCGGAGAATTGGAGATCGAGATCCACAGCGCGTCGCGGCTGGGGACGTACGCAATGCCATTGGGCTCGCCGATGGCAGATACATCGATTTCGTCGGTGAGCTTTACGCCCGCGCGCGTGATGTGGCGAACCTTCTTGTTGGCCGTGTCGACAAACCAGATGCTGTCGTCCGTGCTGTCCCAGGCCACCCCCTGGATACCCTGGATGCCAGGGAAGTCGGCCGCCAGCAGCGGGATCTCTTTCACCAGCTTGCGCCGGCTGGGAGACAGGATCTCAATCGCCGGCGTGAATGGCGAAGTGAACGTGGCTTGCCCGAAGTTGCCGACCAGCCAGTAACCCGCCGCATCCCTGGTCATGCCGGTACAGGTGAAGCCGCCGGACGTCGGCGAAGCCAGCGGCGCCGTTGGCACGTCCACCACCTCGACCAGGCTGTGGGCAGCAGACCCAAGAGCCGCCGTCCCGGCGCCATCTGCCAAGAGGATGGGCGCGCGGCCGGCCGTCGCCACGATGCCGCGCCGATCAATGGCCGGCGTGGAGCTGCGCGAGGTCAAGGCGATGGCGCCGTCCTGAGACGCCCAACGCCGCGCCAGGCCGTTGTTCGAAGCCAGCTCGCGCGCACTGAAGTAGAAGTTCACGCCAGCGACCGTGCATGGCCCCAGTGCGCTGGAGAGCAGCGCGCCGCGCGCGTCGCGCCAAATCCCGTCGGCTTTATAGGCAGCATCGGGCCCGATGGGCAGGTCGGTCACAACTACCGATTGAGCGTCGACCACTCCCTGCACCGCTGAAGCGGCAGTATTGACCACTGCGCTTCGACCTTCCTGGAGCGCCTTGACCGCAGCGCCGGTGGCAACCTGGCTCTGATAGCTGAGCTTGGCACCAAACTGCCACGTATTGGCCGTTGCCGCTGCGGCGGTACCGCTGGCTGCGTCATAGGCGATGCTGGCAACCGCAAAGCCAGCCACGCCGTTGCGATACGACAGGATGCTGGCTGGCGCGGAAATGCCTACGACCTGTCCGGCCTGCACCGCGATCAAGCCGAAATCGGTCGAGGTCAGTGTCTTTGCCCCTGCGCTGGCGATCGACACCTCCTTTGCGCTGAGCCGCGTATAGGTGGTCCCGGAGACGGCGTAGACGCACACCTTGATCGTGGCGGCAGCCAAGGCATAAAGGCTAAGCGCGTAGAGGAGTGAATCCTGATTCGCGGGCTGCGCGATGATGCGTGTATTGGCTCCAGCGACCGTTGCGCTGACAGGATCAACTGTCAGCCCCATCGCCTGCAGCTTCGTCTCCATCAGAGCATCGACACGGGGGCTGATGGCACCGAGCGTGTCTGCACGCAGCCACTGCCAAACGCTACCGCTCCAACGAAACTGTCCGGAGTTGCTGACGGAAGCGCCACTGACGGGGTCCACATGCGAACCGGTGTCGCCGATGACTTGGCCGCCCTCCCCAGCCACTGTTCCGGCCCGCGCTGCCAGCGCGTTCCAGCTTGCCTCAACAAACGTTGCCTGTGCCGCCGCCTGAGCGCTGTCTGCATAGCTGGCAGCTTCGATCGCAAGTTGGCCTGCAAGTTGCGCGCTCGCCTCGGCGCCACTGTCGCCGTCAGCGCATCGGTCTGGAAGACATCGATCTGCTGGTCCTTGAATCCATTGGTCTTGTCGACCAGGTCAACGACCTGGGCGGAAAGCTCTGCGTAACTGATGGGGTCTGCCATTGAGGTGCTCACTTGATCTGTGGTGGCGCCGCGTTATTCCGCGGATTTGTATTGGATGTTGTGGGTGGCCAGCGTGCGATCGACCGCGGTGCCGGCGAAGAACATGCGGTTGCCGAAGTCGGGCTTGCAGACCTTGCGGCGACCAACGACGCGGATGTCGGCGACCTCCCAGTCATGGGCATGGGTCAGCAACTCATGGCCCGCCAGGTCAGGCGTGCGCACGATCGACCCGTCACGCATGTCCATCGGCGTGCTGCTGGACTGGATGACCTCCGCGTGCGCGGTGCTGACCACGTAGCAATCTTCAAAGCCGACACCCATGGCCAGCAGCGCCTGCCAGGTGCGAACCCCGGTGCGCACGTCGACGCATTCGACCAGCTCGCCCACCTGCAGGTCGCGCACGAATCGGCCATCGGGCAGCACGGTGGTCTCGTAGTCCACGCACCAGGGCGTCGGGTCCACCGGGGTCACGCCGCCGCCGCTGCCGCTGCCCGTGGTGCCGGAGTTCTGCCCGGCCGGGTTGGCCGACTCGTTGTAGTTCTGGACGTTGACCTTGATGGACAGCGCCTGCGTGTTGCCCTGCGTGGTGCGTGCGCGAAAGGCCACCGTGTTCCACGTGTCGGCCGTGGTGTAGCGCACCTGCAGCGGGATCATGGCCTTGTTGGACACGTCCATGTTGACGGTCTGGATCTGCTGCCAGCTGCCGCTGTCGTATTGCACCTCCAGGATGATGGTCTCGCTGTTGCGGGCGCCGGCGCAGAACACGTCGATGAAGACGTCCGTGCGCTGGGCGGCGAAGCGTTTGCCGTGGAAGCCACTGCCGCTGGCCGGCCCGACAAAGCCGCTGACGGTCTGGGTGAAGTCCTGCCAGGCCGATCCGTTGATGGACGCAAAGGACACGTCCTGGATGGTGAAAGGCGCCAGGCGCCCGCCGCCGGTGTGGATGCGGGTGGAGCCCAGGGCCAAGGCCGATGATTCCAGCAGCGAGGTGGTCAGCAGCCCGCGGATCTCCACGTCGCCGCCGAAGCGTGCCGAGCCGTCCTTGTTGATCTGCCAGCCGGTGTAGGTGTCGCTGGCGACGTCCCATTCGTAGTTGCTGGACTGGATGTAGGCACCGATCTTGGCGTTGGTGATCGAGGCGTCGCGGATCATGGCGTTGTTCATGTAGACCACGCCTTCGACCACCTGGAACGGGATATAGAACTGGGTCTGGATCACATCGCCGTCAGCGGTCGCGCCCACGCTGATGCCGGACAAGTAGGCCTTGCCGTCGACGGTGACCTGCGCGCGCACGCTCCAGCCGGCGCTGAGGCTGCCGTCTATGTTGGCCACGGCCTCGGAGGTCTCGTCGACCGCGGCGCGCAACGGGCCGACCTCAGCACTGACGATCTGCTGCGCGATCGCCGATGCGCCCTCGGCATCGACCTTCACCTTGTCCACGCGGGCGATGTAGGCCCGCGATGCGCGGCCGGACTCGTTGGTGTCGTTCTGGGCCAGCGCCTGGGCGACGATGGAGCTGGAGTGCTGGTCGATGTCCTCGATGACCGCTGTCAGCTTGAGCTGGCTGTCGGTCAGCTGCTGGGTGACGCCCACCAGCTCCTCGCCCAGGTTGTTGGCCAGCACCCGCTGCACGGTCAACATGGTGTTGGACAGCGTGCCGCTGGTGTTCATGGCGCGCACGGCAAAGGTCCAGCTGCCCGACGCCGGCAGCGTCGATTCAAACGCGGTCGCGTGGTAGCCGGTGTCGTTGCCCAGCGGCGTCATGGCGGACCAGCTGGGCGCGCCCTCGCTGCCCTCGGTGTAGCGGATCTGCACGCCGGTGAAGTCCGGCGACTGGATGGTGTCCGTGTCAAAGGCCCAGCTGTAGCGTCGGATGCCGCCGGACAGCTCATCGATCGTGAAGCTGTCGATGTTGACCGGAGCACCGTCGGTGCCCGTGGTGGTGTACGTGCCGGACACGGCATTGCCCGCTTCGCCATCCAGGTTGAACGGCCGCACCAACACCGCATAGGTGCCCGCGCCCGGGATGCGCCAGCGCGCCGTGCGGCCGGTGGTCTCGGCGACCTGCTCCAGCTCCCCGTTGCCGCCGATGTCCGAATACACGCGCGTGACACCCACCGGCCCACTGACGTCGAACGTCGCCGCCAGCTGGGTGAACACCGTGTCGCCCTGCACCACCTGCGACTCGGTCACGGCTAGGTTGCTGGCGGTGGGTTTGGTTTGCAGCAGGCTCTGGTTGTCCGGCTTGCGGTACGTGCCGTTGATCACGTAGTCCCAGAACTCGTCGCTCTCCGGCACCACGGAGATGCTGGCACCCTTGAGGTCGGACTGCGGCTCGATGCCGGTCACGCGCACGCGGTAGCCGGGCGTCTGCTTGAAGTCGTAGATCCAGATGTGGTCGTCGGCTGGGTTTCCGTTGCCGGGCAGTGGAGCATCGCTCGGCCACGACTCATCCAGCACGATGTCTTGCGTGGTTCCGCTGAAGTTCCTGACTTTGATGACGCGGTAGACGCGCTCTCCCGGGACCCGCACTCCGATATAGGCGTTCCCCGCGGCTGGCGCAGGGACTGGCTCATCCAGGTGCAGCGTGGTCAAGCCGGCGCTGGTAGATGCACCTTTCAGGCGGCCGCCATAGCCCCACTGAGTCATGTCGTGCTGCAAGGCCAGCACCGACATGCGGCGGTAAGTCATGTGCTCAAGGTCGGTGTCGTAGCCGATCGACTTGAACTGGTACAGGCTTTGCCCGAGGTGGTAGCGCGCCATGATGGCCGCATGTGCCGCGGTGGTGATCCCTTCCCCTGAGACCTTGGCGGGATTGAGCGCGGTGAGAACGCCCGGTGCATTCACGTAGATCGTCTGGCTGGACCAAGTGTCGCGATCGAAATACGTGTACTCGACGCCATCCGCACCAGCGACCAGCGAGTAGTCCACCTTGAAGCTAGACGCCATGATGGTGGCCATGTTGACCACGCCGCTGACGGGCTGGTCCGCGCCAGCCCACACCACCGAGAACTTGCCGCCGGCCCAGCTGATCTGGCCCATGCCGGCCAGCGCGATGGTGTTGCATACCTCGTCGTGGGACTTGGCGTCCTTGACGATGTAGTCGTAGGTGTAGCTGTTGGCCGTGCAGTGGAGCATGAAGCCCTTCAGGGCCTCGATGTCGATCATGTCGTCGGTGAGACCCAGGCCGGCATAGCGGAGCGGGCCCTCCGGTGTTTGGATGTAATGCCCGCGCGCGTACTTCAGGAGCTGCGCGCCAGGGTTGGACAGACCACTTCCACGATCGGTCGCAGTGACCCAATCGCTGCCATTCCACACCGGGATTGGCTCGGCCTTCACTACGCCGCGGATCTCATCCGGGTAGCCGTTGAGCTGGCCCGTGGCCTTGATGCGAACACCGATGCGAGGGATTCCGGTGTAGTCGGCGTCGTCAGCCTGCACGCTGCCCAGCGTGGTCCAGTTGAACTTGTTGGTCTGCTGGTTGCTCCCGCTGTAGTTGCCTTCGCCGCGAATTCTTACGCGGACGTCGTACTGGCCACGATCCAGATCCTCAGAAAGGGTGACCCGTCGAATGGTGGTTTGATCGGAACTGGTGAACGTCCTCAGGATTAGATTGTCCCACGCACTCGCCCCGACCAATCGCGACTGCACTTCAACTGTCTCGCTGACCAAGTAATCCTTGCCACTGGTGCCAGTCCCACCCAGTGCGTATTCCAGATTGATCTGGACGCCTAGCGTTTCGGCGCTGGTAGTGCGCTGCACCCATGCCTGGGTGGCGGACAACTCACCGCCATCGATGGTGTCAACGTTGCTGAGTAGCGGAATGTCCTGATCGGTCATTCCAGGGAAGCCGTTGTACCAAGTGGTCACGCCGTCAAAGCTGCTCAGCAGGGCATCACCGTTGTAAAGGTCTCCGATCGATTGACAGTTCAGCCCAGGCGTGAAAATCATCGCCACGTACTGCTGGCTTCCGATGTAGTAGGTATAGGGCTGCGACAAGTAGTCCGGGGTGCTGCGGACCTCGCCAAAGGTCAGCGCGAACGGATCATAGGGACGCAATGCGTTCCGCGCTGCACCGATGTTGTAGACGCTGTCCTTGCTCTGCGTTCCAGATGCCGTCGGAGCCTTCGGGCCGAGCACTTTGTTGATCAGCATGGAGCCGACAACGAAGGTGGCCGCGTACGCCACGCTTGCACCTAGGGTCCCCAGGCCCGCAGCCCATGTCGCGCCAGCACCAGCGGTGAAGTAAATCAGCACAGCCATGGCGACGTAATACAGCGCGTTTTCGCCGAGGCCGCCGCGGACCTCGATCACTTGGCCGTTCTTCGGCTTGTCGTGGTGCCATAGGTGCCGCTTAACCTCACGGTTTCCCACGGTTACCGCCCACGGCTGCCCGTCAAGATTCTCCACATGACGCTGCAAAAATGCGTACAGGCTCTCGCCAGGAAGCAGCTCCCACCGCTCAGACCGCTGTCCATCAATCAGGACCGGATGCGGCGTGACAGTGAGCTGGGTCATGTAGCCCATCGGTAGAATCCTTCGATTGGTGCGCCGAACGCGGGTAGATCCCGGATCGAGTGAGTGCAGCTGAAAGGAATGCCAGCGCCGACGTGCAGGACCCAGCCTTGGTGCCCAAGCCAGAAGTACAGGCCAACGTGCGTCGGGATTGAGATGCCACGATCGAACATCAGGACCAAGTCGCCATCCACAGGGCTCTCGGTCGGCGCGGTCAGCTTCTTTGCAATTGAAGACACCATTGGCAGGCGTTTGCGCCCGCGCGGATGACCGCCCGGAAGCTCGATGTTCCGGCCGAACAGCGCAAGGGATACCTCACGGACCAGGTCAACGCAGTCAAAGCATGCCGGGTCGTAAGCTCGCCCAATGAACGGGTCGAGATCAGCGGGCCGCATCAATGCACCCCTGGCGTGAGCTCCGGGGTGAATCGCTTGTTCATCGCCTGCTGCCGCATCAGGAAGTCCATGCCGCAACTCGCGGTTGCGCGCTCAGGCGTGACCGAAACCATCGACATCGGCAACACGTATGTCTCTTCGACCTTGTTGGGATCTCGCCGACTGGCAAGCATCATCTTGGCCATGACAAGTTCATTCGGTCCGACCCGCTCCAGCTCTTCGGTGAGCCCTCGCCCCACATTGGTGAGGACGATCTGCGTCCGCGGCGTCTCACCGGCGATGTCGCTGAGCAGCGTGAAGCCGAACTGGTAGCCCAAGTACAGCTGTCCATTGCTGGTCCAGTTCTTGTTGTCATTGACGATGTAGAGCGGACCACTCCACGCGTCACATGACACCTGCAGCAACATGATCAGGCCATCGGTATCGCGCTTGATCTGCAGCTGCTTGGTCAGGTCCGCCGAAATCATCGCAGGTACTCCAGAACTACGTCACGCTGCCCGTAGTGGAACTGCACCGCCTGGGATGTCAGCGTGCCGATGTTTCCCTTTTCGAAATTGACCATCAGCGTCTGACCGGTCCGAGGATGCACGATCGGGAACGGGTTGATGCGTTTGACCTCGGTGAAATACCACGCTTCGAAGCCATCACTGTCTTGGGCCGTGACAAAGAGCAGCGTTGCGTTGAGCTTCTGCAGGACCTGGCTGTTGCGAACCCGGTACTTTGGACCCCCGCGTTCCATGTTGGCTGATTCAACTTCCGGGTCAAATGTCTCTGAGGGGTTCAGGCGAATTTTTGCGAAATCGGTAAGCGTGGCCATCAGACCATCGCCTTCAAGCCGTACCGGCCTTTCAGTGCGCCGCTGATCTCGCCGGTGCCGTTGCCGATGTCCTCGGCGATACTGCTCTTCAGTGGCTTGATGATCATGCTCAAGTCGAACCCTCCGGTCCCGTTTGGCGTAGCGGTCGAGCTTTCGACCTGTGCGCCGCCCTGGACGCTGATGTTGATTTGTGGTGTTGCCATATGCCCTGCACCGCCGGCCGAAGCGTAGGCGGCCGGAGCTTGCAGGACGGCGCCGCCGTCCGCGTAGCCCCGGCGTCCAAGCCGCATCGCTTCAACCGTGCTGACGCCTCCCGCGCGCGCAACGTCTGCCTGAGACCAAACCACCTCGCCTTTGTGGACGACGCCAGCAGGTTCGTTGGCGCCGCCGACCCCGGTGTAGCCACCAGATGCAAAACCCCAGCTGCTGCCAAAGAGCGTGGACAGGGTGCCGGTGTAGGTGCTTCCTCCACCGTAGAGCGATTGAATGATCTGAGCCGACGCGGCCTCCGCCGCCATCCTCTGCAAGACCCTGGCGAAGTTCTCCGCCATACCCTTGATGCCATCGGAGAAAGGGTCAAAGAGGAAGTCGGCGAACGAGTCCTGCATGTTGCGGGCGGCCTGGTCCCAGTACAGAGACATTTTGTTGCTGGATGCTTCAGTGCTGACAACGATCGTGTTGTTCTCCTCGATGATCTTGTCAGCCACATCCATTGAATCCAGGACATCCAGCAGTGATGCGTTCGCCTGGATCGACTGCGCCAGCGCAGGATTAACCTTGCCGATCCCGGATAGCTGGATGTCATACGCGGCGGCGGCTGCCTTCGTCGTATCGCCGTACAGCGCCACCTGGCGATCAAGCTGAGCATTCATCGACTGGTAGGATTCCAGGAGCGACTTGGCAGCCCGATCCTCCTCGCTGAGCTTTGCCGTCCTGGGCGTTGCCTGCCGCTGATCGAACTGCTTGTCGATATCGGCATAGGCTTTGGACACCAGCCTGTCCATCGATTGGTCATAGTTGCGGGCGTCGCTGGGCGCCAGCTTCTCGTACATAGCGACGATCTTGTTGTAAGCCGCCTGCTTCGCCGACGCCCTGTCGAGTCCAGATATCCGATCCTCAAGTGCAGCCGATGCTGCCTTCTGCGCCGTCGCGTTCTCGATCAACGCCTTCGTCGCCTCATTGTCCGCCTGCCGGCTGTCATCGCCCGGATCGTAGATCGGCGTCGGCAGGCCGCCGCTCGCGCCCATTCCGCCCAGGAACTGCTTGCCGGCCATGTTGCCGATCGTGGCCAGCGTGCCGAGACGACCCTGAGGAATCAGGCTGCCCAGCCCGAAGACGCTGCCAGCCGTGTTGCTCAGGCTCAGGGCCGATTGCGACTTCTGCAGCGCGGCGTGCTTCTGCACGATCTCATCGATCATGGCGCCATAGGTCTTGGCCTCCTGCCACGCACCGGTGATCTCGTCGGTCACGCCATGCCACCAGCTGGTGATGGCCGGCATGTGCTTCTGAGATTTCTCGGCCACCTCATCCAGGTGCTGTGCGTACAGCGCAATGGCCTCCGATGTCGCTTGCTGCTCCTGCCCTTCCTGCTGCAGCGAGACAATCCGAGCCGCCTGAGCGCGGGTCAGGAAACCCTCCGCCTCATTGAGCTTGAGCAGCGCATCGACCGGGCTCGCGGCGATGCTCTCGAACGCCGCCACAGTCTTGCTGGTGGCCTGCCCAGTTGCAGCTTCCATGCGCGCCGCAGCTTCGGCCACCAGCATGAAATTCTCACCGGCCAGCTTGCCGGACTGCGAGACTGCGGTGAGCGCGTTCACAGCATTGCCGCTGCTCACCCCGGTAAGGCTATCCAGTTGCGATACCAGGTTGCCGTACTGGGCGGCACTGATATCTGCATTGCGGCCCGTCAGGATCAGGTTCTTCTGGAAATCATAGAGCTGGTCCGTGCCCTGCTTCCACGCAACTACCGCCGCTATAACCGCTGCGCCCGCGGCCCCCACGGCTGCACCCATCCCGCTGAAAAGCGCGCTTGCAGCGCCAGCAGAATTCCCCAGCTGCATGATCTGGCTCCCGGCCATGCCGAAGTTGCCGGTGCCCAGATAGGTCACCAGCTGCGCCAGGTTCCGCTGGTTCTCCGCGGTCTGCAGGTTGAGCCGACCGAATGCGCCGGTCAGCTCGTCCGAGCCCTTGCCGGCGCTCAGCAGCTTGGCGCGCGTGGCGTCGATCTGCCCCTGGAACTGCTGGAACTGCTGCGGCTTGATCATGCCCAGGTCGGCGGCCTTCTCCAGCCGTTCTTCCATGTCAGCCAGCTTGTCGAGCTTGGCGATGGTGGGATCGATCTGGCCGATCAGCTGCTTGAGGTTGATAGCCTGGCGCTCAGTGGCCTGTGCAGCCTCGCGCGCCTGATTGGCGACCCGTGCCTCGGCTTCCTGCAAAACCTTGGCGCGCGCGGCCATGCGATCCTGCTCGGTACCGGCGTTCTTCATGGCCTGGGCCTGCACATCGATCCCGCTGGCGGCGATCGCGGCGGCTTCGGCCAATGCGCGTTCGGAAAGGTTCGCACCCTTCATCGATTCGGCGAAGGCAACCGCGTCCTTGGCGATTCGTGCATACCTGCCGTCGTCAGTCGGCATGGCGCCATTGACCTGCGCGCCCATCTGCTGCGCGGTGCGAGTCAGGGACTGGAAGTCCTTTTCCAGCCGATCGGTGGCGCCGCTGACCTTCTCAGCCGCGGCGGCGTTGTCATCCAGCGCCTTGGTGCCGGCGACAAGGCCGCTTGAATCGACGGAGTAGCCAAGCTCGGCGAGGTCCATGAGTTATCCAGTAGATGTTGGCTGCATGGCGCGGTCGCGCGCAGCTTTCTGTTCTTCCCGCACTGCGCGCAGGTAGGCATCGTCCATGGCCATCAGCATCTCGACCTCGACCGGAAGCACGTCCCGGCAGGTCATGCGCTGCCATTCCTGCACCTCGCCGTAGCTCAGTGCCTCCGGCCCGCTGCGGCGCCGCGCGGAGACCTCCCAGAACCAGGCCCAGACGTGGACACCTTGCTCAGGGATGCGCACCTCGGGAGAGTCCTTCCCGAAGCGCTGGTTGAACTGCCGGCGCGTCTCGCCGTTCTCGCCCGCCATGTCGTAGCGGCAGGTGAGATACATCGCTTCATGCAGCCGCTTGGTCAGCTCCGCGAAAGAACTCAGCCCGGTCGGCCACCTCCCGGTCGATCTGATCGCCGATCCAGGTGAAGCGCTTGATGACCTTGCGCAGGTTCGCGTCGCTGTATTCCGGCGTCTCGCCGTCCAGGGTCAGGCCTTCCCACTGCCAGCCGCCCACGGAGGCCACCAGCATGTCGATTCGGCCTGCCTCCAGCTTCTCGGCGGTGAGCTTGCCACGGCCCGCCAGGCGCTCGTTGGACAGCTTGCGGGAGGCGGCGCGCACCTGCGGGTGCGTGTCCGGCAGGATGGTCAGTCGCAGGCCCACCAGCTCGTCGGTGGCGGGGTGCTTGATATCGATGGCGCGCTCGGCGGCCACGATGGTGCTCAGGTCGGTCATGTCCGGTGATCCTCGTGTTGCGATCCGAAAGAAAGATCCGGTGGAAGCGATTCGGATCAGGTCTCGCTTGTCAGGCGCGCGCCCTATCCACCGGATGTGCGGGTTACGGGGTGACCGGCGCGGCGACGCGCATCGGGACCTGGTTCAGTCCGAGCGTGAAGGTGTTCAGCACGAAGTCCTCGTTGCGGCCACCGTTGAAGGTCGGTCCGGTGACCAGGCCGCGCAGGAACTCCATCGAGCCATCGGTGCGCTCGATCTTGAAGGCGTAGTTGTCCGGCACGGTGGGCGCGCCCGCTGCACGCAGCGCGGTCTGGCCCGGGTCGGCCAGGTCTTCTGCCACCTCGATGGTGGGGCTGCCGGCATCGGTGATGCCCTTGCCCTTGAGCGACACCAGCGTGTCCCATGTGTCGTAGGTGAGGATGTTGGTCGAGATGCCGCGCTCGCCCAGGTTGCCCATCTTCTTGACCTGCACCCAGGTCAGGGCCGCGAACGCGGTCTGCGTCAGATCTTCGTTCTGCGGTTCGGCGCAAATGTAGAGCTTGCCGCCGCTGTTGGTATTTGCCTCGGGCATTGCTGTTTCTCCTGGCTCAGGTCATGAAAAACCCGCCAAGAGGCGGGATTGGTGGTGGAACGTTGGTGATGGCAGTCAGCTGTCGAAGCCGCGCCACATGATGGTGACCGGCGCCATGATTCGCTCCGGGTCCTGGATCAGCGTGCTGACCCAGGGCTTGCGGTATACGCGCACGCCGGCGAAGGTCGTGCCCTTCCCGAATGCGGCGATGATGTAATCGGTGATCGTGGTGCCGGTGATGATTCCGGTGCCGGGCCGGTAGCAGGCCGAGAGCTGGCCGAAGCCCTGCAGCAGCGACGGGCCATCGTCGGCCATGCCGTAGTTCTGTGTCTGGTTCGGGAACCACTGGAACTCGAGCCAGGCGCCCGCAGCCGGCGGCGTGAAGTTGATACCGGGAAAGGAGACGGGCAGCTGCTTGGCCGTGGCGAACTCGCCGACAAGCGCGGCGAAGGCGTCGTAGATCTCGGTGTCGTTCATGGGATCTCCTTCTTCACCTTCTCGATGGACTCCGCAACGATGAAGTCCCAGCGCTGCGCGGCTGAGCGCATGAAGCCCTTGCCGGCCTGGTCGTACTTGCGGCCAAGGCTGTCCTCCTTCTGGTAGCCGTGCTCCTGGCGCAGCGCGTACACGGCGGTCCAGCCGGCGAAGACCGTCTCACCCAGCTGCATGCCAGCAAACACCAGGGACGGATCGCCGGATTCGGATGAGGGCATGCCCTCTTTGGACGCTGCAACGGAGTTCTGCAGGTTCCCGGTGTCGAACGGCAGCTTGCCGCCCTGCCCCTCCGGCGTGTTCGCTTCGTTCAACACGGCCTGCGCTGAGTCGCGGAACACTGCCAGCGTGCGCTGCTTGGCCTTCTCGTTGGACGCCTTGACCTGGTCACCGAATTTGCTGGCCACGTAGCGCCTCCGCTGCCATGTTGATCTGGTACTTCTTCGTGCAGCGGCAGGCCACTGTTTCCTCTGCCGGCGCGCCGAGCGAAGAATCCCCCGGGTAGTTCATCAGTGCGCCACTGGGCGACTGGAACGGCTGGCCAAACGTGCGCTTCTGGCCCTGCATCGCCGCATGTGTATGCCGCACGCGGTTGTCGCCGCCGGTCTGCCATGTGCCGGTGACGTTCTCCGGCGCCAGCTGTCCGCTCTCGATCTGCTGCCTGTAGGCCTCATCCCGACCCGCGTTCAAGCTGGTGATCGACTCGGTGCGCGCGATGGTTTCGCCGCGCAGCGCCAGCAGGCGGTCCGAGTAACGCCCGGCGATCTTGTCGATGTCGGCCTGGCTCACCGACTTGCCGCCGGCTATGGCGCGCTTGACGATGCCGTCCAGGCGCTTGTCGCGTCGCGCGCGGGTGAAGTAGTTGGCCATCTGCCTTGGATCGCCGCTGGCCAGCTCCGCGCGCAGGTTCTGCACGAACTGCGCCTGGTGGGCGGTGATGCCGATCTGGCCACCAGTGCGGCGCCCGGTCTCGCCGACGCGCCCGACGATGTCCAGCGCGGTCTGGCGCGGCCCGCGGCCTGCTGCCTTGGCCTGGACCAGCGTCTGCCGGATCATCTCGCGCTGGTCGTTGATGATGCCGGTCACCAGGCGCGTGCTGTTGGCCTGCAGCCAGCGTTCTGCCGTGGTATTGCGCAAGTTGAAGCTGGCGTTGAGCGCTGGCGACTTCGCAGCCGGGCGCGACGAGTAGCCACCGGTGATGACCGGATCCAGCCAGCCACCGGTGATGGCCGGGTCCAGCGTCAGCCGGATCCTCGGCATCTCGCTGGCCCCCTGCTGGCCGCCAGTCTTGTAGGCGTCGCGCAAGGCCTCCGTGAGCCCTGCAAACCCGGCGTCATTGATGCCCAAGGCCTCGACAGCTTCATCGACAAGGCCCCTGTCCAGCAAGACAGCGATGTATTCGGGGCTCACCCTTCCTTTGGCCTGCTTGATGGCGTCTTGGAAAGCCTTGACGAAAGCCGGCTCCAACTGCTGCGCCAGCTGTTCGAGTTGGCGGGCGGAAGCCTTGGGCATGAGTCACCTGCGACAGTGGAATTCGAACATGAGCACCTGCCCGCCCGGTGACAGCGGCTGCAGGTCGATGAATCGGTATGGCGTGCCGCCAAGCAGCAGCACGTCGTCCAGGCCCGGCACGACGTCCACGTCCGTGGAGATCAGGCCCAGCTTGTCGCCGGTCAGCACCAGCGTGGCATCGCGGTTGGTGAGGCTGTATTCCAGCTCCACCACCTTGCATTCATGCAGCGTCGGCAAGCCGGGCTGCGGGTTGTAGATCGGGCCTGTAGGTGCGCCTGCGCGCTGCAGCTGATTGGTGTAGCCGAACTCATCGATCAACTCGACCGCGACGGCCTGCATCTCATCGTAGAACTCGTTCATACGACCCTGACCGCCGGCAGCAGCGCAGGCCGGCGCAGCAGCGGCGCCAGGATCTCGTCGATCACCGATACGACCGGCCTGTTGGGCGTGGTGCCCTCAACTGTCTTGTCGCTGTAAGCCACCTCAATGGGCCCCACCTTCTTGCGGATGGCCAGGGAGCTGGCAACGAAGTCGGGAGACAGGCTGCCGGGCTTGCTCAGCTCGCGGGCGGCGGCTTCGTACGTTGCCCGCTCTACCTCATCTGGCACCACGTCCACCGGCAGCAGGTAGCCGCTGTAGTCCACAGCACCCGTGCGCGGCCACTCATTGGGCTGAGCCCGGCCATCCGTGCGAACACCGGTGAACATCGACTGCCAGGTGCCACTGGGCAGCATGTAGCGGTAGCGCTGATCGATGTAGTCGGTGGCGCGCACCAATGCCGCGGTGCGCGCCTCCTCATTGCCGGCCGCCCATGCGGCATTACCGCGCTGTTCGAAATAGGCGTTTGAGCCTTCCAGGGATCCGTACATTGGCCGCTTCCTCGCTTGCATCGACGGCCGGGGCCGGTTCGGTTTCTGTCACGGTCAGCACGCCGTGCTTGACCCACTCGGCAACGACCACGTTGCGGCTGGCCTCGGGCCAGTTGGGCACCAGCACAGGCTGCCCAGGCGGTAGCGCCGTGCCGTCAGGCAAGTGCAGGGTTTCCCGGCCGTTGTGGGTGACCGCGGTCATTCGCTGGCCTGCGGCGCCTCTTCCAGCGCGGCCTGCAGCGATGCCACGGAAGAGCGGCGATCCTTGGTGATGCCCAGCTCTGCGAGCTTGGCGATCAGGGCGTCCTTCTCGTCGGCCTCATCGGCTCCTTCAGGCTCGCCGGCTCCACCGGTTTCGCCTGCCTCGGCTTCATCGAGCTCGGGGGCGTCCTTCTCGTCGGCCTCGAAGGAAAGCTGCCCGATCTTCTGGGCAGCCTCCAGTTCCTTGGCCGACAGCCGGACATCCCGAGTCTCACCGGCCGGGATGAATGCATACGCCCCGGCCACCTGTACGCCGTAGGTGTTGCTCCCGCTGTTGGTGATCTTCATCGTGTCGTCTCCGGTTAAGGCGCGGCGGTCACGCCGTCCATGTAGGCCATCGCGGACGGCAGGCGAACTTCGGTGCCACCGGTGCGGGCGATCAGGCCCGTCTCGAAGCCCATGATCGACTTCTGACGGGTCGGCAGGACGAAGCGCGGCATCGGCAGGTGGAAGCGCAGGACTTCCGGCGAGTTGCGGTAGGCCACCGCACGACCCACGCCGCCAGCACCAGCGCCAGCCAGCGCACGAACGCGGCGGATGGTCACCGGCTGGTTGCTCGCAGCCGTGTAGACGTTGCCGGCGCGGAAGCGCTCCAGGATCGTGGGCGAGTTGCCTTCGGTGCCGAGGTAGGTCGAGGCCAGGTAGTCGAACGCGGCCGGCGGTAGGGCGACGGTGTCGGCGAACTCCACCTCGTTGGTCGAACGCGGCGCGATGGACAGCAGGGCGTTCAGGTCGATCAGGATCTGCGCCGGGGTCTTGGCGGACCAGAACGTCGCATTGCCCGTGCCGGTCGCAGCGGCGGTCACCGTGGTAATGCCGGCATAGTTGGTGAAGCCCTGCCAGCCCTTCTCGGTCGAGCCGGTCATGGCGATGTCGTACAGCTTGCGCTCGATGGAGCTGGAAGCCGAACGGGCCTTGGCGTCGCTCAGGTTCACGCCGTACAGCGAAGCCTGATTGACCTCCTCCAGGTTCCACTCCCAGCCGGAGCCGAGCATGGCGAAGTCATGCGACTTCAGATCGCGGGTGACCTGGTTGAACGGCATGTCGGTGCCCGCGCCCGACAGGAACTTGGCCTCGCCAGCCAGGTCCATGGTCATGAACTGCGTGCCGATGGACCACTGGTTGCCCTCGGTCACGACCGGCAGCACGTCGGCGTAATTGAAGGTCGGGTACTTGGTCTGGTAGATCGTCGCTTCGACGTTACGGCCCTGGGCGATAACGAACGGCAACGCGGTCTGTGCGTCGGTGAAGAGAGTCATGTTCAGGCGCTCCGGTGCTTGAGGCTGATTTCCACGATGCTGCCATCGCTGCCAGTGGTGTCGAAGAAGCAGTCCGGAATCAGGACGGCGCCTGCGGCTGCGGTGGTGACGAAACGGTTGGTCGCGGTGACGTAGTACACGTCGTCGCCCGGGATGACCGCTGCGCCGGCGGTGACGTACATCTGGCCATCGGTCATGAAGGCGCCGGTGAAGTACTGCGGGTAGCCGTCGACCAGCGTGGCGCCCGGAGCAACTGGCGGCACAGCAGGGTTCAGCACGGCCAGGCCGAGGAACGCGGTGCCAGTGGCCGAGATCATGTGGTCGTTGCCGGCACCTGCAACGCGGAAGCCGGGCTGACCGAAGCGGATGCCTTCAGCATTCGAGACGGTGCGGCTGATCTTGTTGCACTTTTCCTCGCTGGCGATCTGGCCGGGGAGCCCCTTGGCAGGGTTGAGCGCATAAGCGGTTTGTGCGGTAGCCATGGTGGGGCTCCTTTAGTGGGTGGCGGGGAGATGGGCCGACTGCATGTCGGCGATCATCTTGGTGCGCGCATCGGTGACCACCTGATCCGCGTTCGGCTGCGTCTTCGCGTCCTTCAGTGCCTTGGTCACCGGGTCAACCTTGGCGTCAGCCACGGCGATGTCGAAGCGGGCGCGGACGTAGGCGTCGGACTGCGGCTTGCCGGCGCTGTCGAGCATGGCGGCGTCG